GGCAGGCGAGCCACCCCAGCGCGAACGACAGGCTGAACAACAGCGCGGCCTCGATCCAGTCTTCGATGCGTTTCATCGTCTCAGCTCCTCCTCTGGGTTGCCGTCCGTGTCCTGTATATGAATATACGCATTGCGGATGCGCATGTCAAGGGCCAAAAAAGGGGGGACGAAAAAAATAGCTCCCCTCAGTCCTGTGGGGACACAGCCCGCGCCGCGGGGATGAGTCTCTCGATCGCGTAGACGGCCAGTCTGCTGGGCCGGACGTGCCCGCATTCCCAGCGCGATACCTGGTGTGTCGAGGCTCCAATGGCGGCGGCCAGCGCTGTCTGTGTCAGCCCGAGTGCCAGTCTACGTGTGCGGATCTCCGAGCCTGTCACGATGCCCCTCCTGAGTATGTGTGCGTCTATATATGAGTATACGCAACGATGGCAACTATGGCAAGGGTGAGCCTGATGAGAACGAACTTGACAGGCATGGGCAATTAGGTGCATATTTAGGCAAGGAAATACAGGAAAACGGCAAAAATGGGCCAGAAAAACGAAAAAAAAACAACCGGAAACGGAAATGCCGGGGTCTACGGGCAGGGCAAGCCAGGGCCAGGGCGTCCCAGGGGGATACCGAATAAAATCACGAGGACGTTCAAGGCGGCCGTGGAGATGACGCTCGAACGACTCGGGCCGAAACACCTATACGCCTGGGCGCTCGAAAACCCCACGGATTTCTACCGCATCGCGGCCAAACTGATCCCGACGCAGACGCAGGTGTCCGGCCTGGACGGCGAGCCGATCGAGTACCGCCAGGTAGAGCCGGTGCCTCGGGCCGGGACGTACCAGGAGTGGCTGGCGGCGCGAGCGGTGGGATCTGATCTGGCGCCGGTGGCGGACGTGGTGTCCATTGCTGGACACCGTAACGGTCAGGGCAACGGCCGGCTGTTGGGCCTGCCTGCGCCGGCCGAGGAGCCGGACGAGTGACAGCCTGCGTAGCTCAGGAGCCGGTATGGGCGTGGGGGCCACAGGCAGGCCCGCAGTCGGACGCCATCGCCTGCGCCGAGTGGTGCGAGGAATTGTTTTACGGGGGTGCGGTGTTCGGCGGCAAGTCCGACTTCTTGCTCGGAGATTTCATTCAGGATCTGCACCAGGGCCGGGACTGGACCGGCATTCTGTTTCGGCAGACGCTCCCGGAGCTGGAGGATCTGATTGAGCGGAGCATGCAAATTTACCCCTACACGGCCGGTGAGTACTTGGTGGGCCGCCATACATGGCGGTGGCCCACCGGAGCACTGCTCCGGCTGCGCCACCTGGATGAGGAGGCGGACTTTCAGCGGTACATGGGGCACAGCTACTCTTGGATTGGCTGGGACGAGCTGCCAAACTGGCGGAGCATGGCCCCGTATAGGCAGATGTTGTCGCGGCTGCGCGGGCCGGCGACGAGCAAACGGGTGCGGGGGACGGGCAACCCGGGAGGCCGCTGTCACGCCGAGATCAGGGACTATTGGCAGATCGGGGAGCACCCCGAGGGCAGGCGCCTAATCACGGACGAGCACAGCAAGATGAGGCGCATGTTTATCCCGGCCAGGGTAACGGATAACACGATCGGGCTCCAGCGCGATCCTGGGTATCTGGCGCGGCTCGCAGCGGTAGGAGATCCGGAGTTAGTGCGGGCGTGGCGGGACGGCGACTGGAACGCCATCATCGGCGCGTATTTCAGTCAGTTCAGCCTGGGCAAACACGTCGTGGAGCCCTTCGAGGTCCCCGAGGGGTGGGCCGTGTTCACCGGTGGGGACTACGGCGAGCACAATCCGTGCTGGTGGGGCATAGTCGCCGTGGATTTCGACGACGATGTGTGGATAGTCGATGAGTACCATCGGGCCGAGGCAGGCGGGGCGGATCATGCGCGGGGCGTGCGCGCCATGCTGGACAACTGTCCGTATCTGGCCAATGTCACGCCGCGACTGCACTTGGCCCCGCACGATATGTGGACGAAACGCCGGCCTGGGGAAGCCAGCCAGGCGCTCGCTCCGAAGGACAGTTTCGCCTCGGAGCACATCTATCTAACTCGGGCCAACATGGAACGCGTGAACGGTTGGCGAAACCTAAAAGACCTTCTGTACGCGGGCCGCGTCAATTTTTTCCGGGGCCGGACAGAGCGCGTGATTGACTCGCTATCCACCGTCGCCAGGGACATTCATAATCCGGAGGATGTTGAGAAGGGGGGCAACGATCACCCGGCGGACGGGCTACGATATATCGTCAATCACGTCTACCGGCCCCGGAAACGGGTTGAGGTTGATCGGTCGCCCGGCACGGGCCTGAACGTGCTGGAAATGTTGCGTGCCATGAACCGCCCGATGAGGAGATACGCCTGATGTCCATGTCGGCAGAGCGCGTGAAATTTTGGCGCGCCGAGATGAAAACGCTCGATACGCTCTATCGCGAGCGCAGCAAGGACTGGCAAAAGCTGCTCGATCTGTACGATCTGCGATTTGAGCGCAAGATTCGCGATTTGGACGTATCCGAGATGATTCGGGTACCCATCATCTATCCCATTGTGCGGCAAGTCATTGCGACAATCGCGTTCAACTACCCCAAGCTGTTTTTCACGGTTGAGGATGACGAGGGCGCGGGGGTGGAAGTGGCTGATGTGCTGGAGCGTGCCGCCAGCGCGTTTCTGCGCCTGACGCACGCAAAAGAGCACGTCCACCAAGCGATTTTCGACGCCCTCTTTTGTGGGGTGGGGTGGCTGCGACTGGACTACAATCCCCCGGGGGACGATCTGATTCCGCCCTATGTGGCCAATGACGCGATGTCGGAGGATTTGGTGGCGGTGTCCAGGGTGCCGCCGGGCTTTGTGCATCTGGATCCGCAGTGTCCCCCGCACGCGTTCGGGCATGCCCGGTATATCCGCGAGCGCATGTGGCTGCCGCTGGAGCAGCTGCGCCAGGACAAGAGCCTGCGCTATAGGGGGGAAATCAAAGCTACGGTGGTGGACGATCGGGACGAGCTGGCTTTTGGGGAGGTCATGCGCGATCACCAAGAATCGCCGGAAGACACGGCGGTACGGGAGTCCATCAAAAACGGGGAGTTTGTGCTGGTAGATCGGATTCATGATCGCATGACTCGGCGGTTGATTATGTTCGCCGAGGGTATGGAGGCTCCAATCCAGGATATCGCGCATCCGTTCGCTCGGATGTCTTTCCCGACGTCCTACGATGTCCTGGGGCGCCCCCTGCTCGATACTGACGGGCAAACGCAGATAGTGGATCTGGATAACGGGCAGGAGGCCGCCGGATGGTTGGTAGAAAATGGATTTCCGTTTATCCCGGTGAAATTCGATCTCTCCTCTCGCGGCTTTTACCCGGTGCCGCATGTCGAATACCTGAAGGATTTGCAGAATGTCATTGTCGAGAGTATGAGCCGGCAGAGCGCGATGTTGAAGCGCATAGCCCGGCAGGGGCTGTTGCGGCGCTCGGAGGTGGATGCCAATCCGGAGCTAGCGAATCGGCTGCGGTTGGGGGTAGACGGTGAGTTTCAGGTGGTGGAAGATCCCGACAGCGCGGTGCGGGAATTGAACTGGGGCAGCGTCCCCGGCGAGCAATACGCGCTGGAGGATCGCGCCCGGGCCTACGCGGATATCACCAGTCGCGTCAACGAGCTGACGCAGAGCGGGGGCGATGAGGCGAGGACGGCGACCGAGGCGGGACTGTTGGCCGCAGCGGCCAGTATCAACCGGGAGTGGTTGGAAAATAAAGTCGCTGGCGCGTACGAGAGTGTCGTCAGAAATGCGTTTCAAATCATGGGAGATCCGCGGTACACGCCGGAGGATTTTGCCATCAACGTAGCCCCTGACGGTGATGTAAAGGTTATTCGAGCCCTGCGCGGCGCGGATTTTCTTTACAATTTCCGCATCAACGTGCAGGCGGGCAGCACGCGCCCGCTGTTCGAGCAGCTGCAGCGGTCGCAGGCGGTGGATTTCTACGATCGGGCTATTCAACGACCGAATTTCGATCAGATGGAACTCGATAAATTCCTGGCCAGCGCGTATGAGGTGGTGGATCCTGAAAAGCTGCTCAAGGACGATCTGAACGAGGAGGCGGTACGCGCGGCGCAGCTCGAGAATGATTTTATATTGTCGCGCTTGCAGGATCCTGGCGTCGTACCGGGGCAGGACAATCTAGCGCACCTGGAGGCGCATCCTCAGATCCAGGCGCATCCTCGGTATCAGCAGGTAGTGCAGGCGGCTCAAATGCGGGATCCGGCGGGCAATATGTTGAACTTGCAAGCCGTGCAGACGCTGCAGGGTATCAATCAGATCGTGCAGCAGCATATGGCAGCGCATCAACAGGCAGAGCAAGAGAAGCAACGCGGGGTGACGACCAGGCCGACGGCCGGGAGGACGCCTATTATGGGCGTGCAGGGACAGGTACAGAGCAACGCGCAGCAGCTGTCGGAGCAGGTGCAAGCCGACACCGTGGATGTGCAGGGATGAGCGAGCATAAGAATTTGAGTCGGAAGCAGCGGCGGTTGCTGCTGCGCGAGGCGGTGGTGATGCTGGAACGATCGGATCAGGCGAACCAATATACGCCGGATCCAGTATACGTGATTGGCAAGGACCGCATGTCTAGCGTGATACGGCTGATCCGGGAGGCGGTGCGATGAGTTGCTGGGATTTTGTCTGCCGGTCGTGTGGGCGACGATATGCGGACGTGCCGTACTCGGGGTCGATACCAAAGTCGATCAAGTGTACCTGCGGAAAGTGTGCCACGTGGGCTAGGCAGCGTGTCAATTATATCCACCCGACGCACAGTGGACGAAAGTACGGACTGTTCGATCCGCAATTTGGGTGTGTGGTAGAGTCGTACGACCACAAACAGCGATTGCTGCGGGAGAACAACCTGGTTGAGTCGCCGCCGCTGTCGATGGAAGAAGCGATGGATGGCCCTCTGCATGCCGGCAGCACTGCCAAGAGGGACCCTGAGGTCGTTGTAGCTGATAGCATGGAGGAAATACACAACCTGATACCACAGGACCGCGTGGATCGCAAAAAGAGCGGTCGCAAGCGCGACAACCTGGACTTTTGGGGTGGTTTCTAGGAGGGATCAAGATGGCTGAAGGGATAGACACCGACTCGCGTTCGGAGACGGAGCAAGCCGCGCCAGCCCCGGCCAAGCCGATCAACGAGATGGGCATGGGGTTCAACGCACCGGATACGCCGGCGGGCACTCCACCGTCCGAAACCGAGCAATCGGATGACGGCGAGACACGGGCGGCGGCGACTAAGGCCGCTGCATCAACCACAACAACCGATAGCGGCAACGGCGCGGTCGATGAGACTGAGCGGCGGGCCGCTGGCCTGCGCCAAGCGGATTATACGCGGAAAACGCAGGAATTGGCCGAGCAAAGGCGCTCATTTGAGCAGGAGCGGGAGCGGTTCCAGGGGCTACAGGAGCAATGGATGTCTCAACTGCAACAGCTTCAGCAACCACCCTCTCCTGGGCGCACTCTGAGCACGCAACTCGAGCAGGCAATGGCCGATCCCAACCTATCCCAAGCGGACAGGATGGGCCTGAATGTGCTGTCCTACCTGAATCAGACGCTGGAATCCCAGTCGCAAACCATATCTCAGCTGCGTGAGCGCCTGGAAAAATTCGAGCCGACGTTTCAGCAAACGCACCAACAGGTGACAGCGCTGACGCAGGAGCAAAATGAGGCCAGGGTGAGACAGATCCAGCAGCAACTGGACGAGTCGTATACCCTGTTCGGAGAGGAGGCGACGCAAGGGGCAGCGGAGTTCGTCAAGCGCAATTTGGGAATGCGTAGCCCGACGAGCGGGGAGCCATACACGATTGCGGAACTGGTTGGTCTGGCAACCGGAAAGTCTCGGGATGAGACAAATCTGGCGCAGCAGACGCAACGAGCAAGCCGCACGAATCTGAAACGGGTCGCCGCTAACCAGGGGGCATCTCATTCACTGACGGAAAGTGCTGCTGGGCCGATTTCTAGGGCGGAAGCTCTCAGGCAGATCCGCGATGCCATGTAGGCGCGGAAAGAAGATTAACAATGGCTCAGATTACGTCAGAAACCTGGGATAGTCACTGGAGCGCTACCCGTCGGGCGGTGCGCCCCGAGGTGATCGACAACTTCTTCGAGGACTATCCTACTCTCGCCATGCACCGTCGCAATGGCCTGAAGATGACCGACACCGGCGGCAAGGAAATCGAGGTAAAACTGCAAACCTCGGGTGGCACGGCGACCGCGTTTGACAAGTACGATGTGCTGCCCAAGAACCCGATCGATCCGTTCGAGAGCGCATTTTACGGGCGGCGGTACTATGCCGTGCCGATCATCCTTTCGGACACGGAGAATTGGGAAAACCAGGGGGCGGAGCAGATTTTCGACGAGCTGGAACACCTGGGAAACAACGCGTTCAACAGCATCCTCAAGGCGATCAACGAGGATATTCTTGGGGCGCAGTCTGGGAAAAACATCCTCGGGTATCAGGACCATATCGCCGATGCGACCGGGGCCACCGTGGGCGGAATCAGTTCGTCCACCTCGACCTGGTGGGAGTGTCAGCGGTACACCTCGGCGAAGACATTTCTCACCCAAACCAGTACGAATGTGTGCGACGGTATCGCAGCGTGGAATACGTTGATGGACAACTGTCGCATCCAGGGTGGCACCATTCGGCAGATCGTCACTACTTATTCGATTGCCCGGGGCTACCGGACGGCGATCTCTTCCACCGGGTACGCGCAGACCTCGCTGGCGGACGGCAAGGGGATCGGCGGCAGTTTGATGCCGTCGTTCTACATGGCGGAAGTGATCGCCGACAATGATTGCACGGCACTGCATTCGTATTTTGTCAACACCGAGGCGATCAGGCTGAACGTGCTGCGGCAGGCGAATTTCAAAAAGACCCCGTTCGTGTCGTTGCAGAGCAACGGCCAGCTGGCGCAGTTGGCGTACATGGTGGCGGGAGTGCAACTCACCAACAACAACCGTCGGCGCAGCGGTGTCGCAACCGCCATCACTGGCGCGTAAAGAAAAGGAACCATCATGGCAAACAACTACGCTACTCCGTACGGTGTGATCCAAGAAGGGCATGTGAATGCCCCGTCGGATGGGGTCCGACAGGCACTGTACGATCAGAGTGAGACCCAGAAGGGCCTTGTCGGGGCTCGGAGGGTTACGGAGGACGGCAGGACGTTTCGGTATTGCAAGTTTTTGGCCGCGGTCACGGTGGGGAAACTGTGCGCGGTGGATGCTACGTCGCAGATCATTGCGGATGGGGCTGCTACGGCGGTGCGCAACTCCGCTGGCGCGGCGGCGGACATCGCCTCCAGCGCCAGCCCGACGACGCTCTATTTCCTCGACACGGACAAGTTCACGGCCGCGAACAGCGACCACGTGCTCGCCGGTGGGTATCTCCATATCTGCAACAACGGCGGCGAGGGCTACAACTACCGAATCATCGACAACGACTACACCGCTACCACGTCGGTGATGAAGGTGAATATCTACGACCCGATTCTGGCGAACATCGACTCTGAGGCCGAGGTGGCGATCACCGGCAATCCGTACCTCAATGTGCGGGTGGCTACCGCAGGCACCGACGATTTCGTCGTGGGAACAAGCATTCGGAGCATGACGGCAGGGTACTACGGGTGGCTGCAGACCTGGGGGGTGGCAACCATCCTGGCCGACGGTACCATCACCGCGGGCATGATGCTAACCCTCTCCGATGGAGTGGCCGGCGCGGTGCAGGAGATCGGCGGCGGCGCGGTGCTGGCCAGCGAATCCGATATCGAGTTTGCCGCGATCACCACGGAGCCACCGGTCGGGTTCGCGATTAGCGCGGGCGTGGATGCTTCATACATGCCCGTATTCCTGCAGTTGTCCCCATAACGAGGCTCCTGTGGCGATCCGAGGTATTGTAAAGGCCCGGAATGAAAGCCATATCCTGGCCGACACGCTCGACAACTGGGCGCGGTGGTGTGACGCCGGTATACACGTGTACTGCGATGCCTGCAGCGACGACGGCCGCACAGCCGAGATAGCCGCCGTTCACCCGGCCGTTGTTGAGGTACTATGCTCGGATCTCATGGACCCAAACAGAGAACGTGCCGAATGGTTCAACCGCAGCTGGTTGCTCCATTCGGCACGTCGTTTTCTTGGACCTAGTGATTGGATCTGCTATTTTGACGCGGATGAGCAGTGTGGCCTACTGGACGGGGATCTATTGAAGAAGCTTGAGGTGGATTGTGTTTCTGTCGAGTCGTATGAAAGCTATATCACACCAGAAGATGCGGAGTTGAGCGAGTGGCAGTACGCCAAGCGCCAATGGGTAGGGCCGGAATGGGAGCATGCCCCGTATTTCTATCGCTGCCGGCTGCCGCTGGAGTTTTACAAGCCCGATCAGAGAAACCTTGATCTGCCGCGGGGCTCCGTGGCTGTCGTAGGTGGAAAAGTGCGGCACTGGGGAAAGGGTTTGTCGATTCGCAAGTTTGACGAAAAGTGTCGGTACTACAGTGAGGTGTTTGGGCCAAAATATGCGGCCAAGTGGGCCGCTCGACTGGGAAAGGCCGTGCATGACGATTGGCGATCGGATTTTGGTCAACCTCTGGTGCGATGGGATGACATTATCAGTGGAAAGGTTCCCGGCATATGGCGGCGACGATTGACACTGGTCAAGTGACCGTGCCAGGTACGGAATTAGACACATTGCGGGATAGGCTGAACACAGCCGGAAACAAGCCTGGCAACATCTGGTTTAGGCACCGGGACTATTACATGAAGTATTTTTGCCCCAAGCTGGAATGGGCGCTGCTGGATTTCGGGGCGTATGTGGGGGCCAATTTGCTTCATTACCATGAGCTGGGCCATATCATTGACGGCGTGGAGGTAGTGGACACGTACGTGCAGGCTTACCGAGATCGGGTGCACGGTATGGACGATCCGCCAGTGATGCACCACTGCCTGATAGAGGAGTTTGCGCCGGTTCGGCAATACGAGGCCGTGATTTGTTGTGAGGTGTTGCAATATTCGCCCTATCCACGGACCATTTTTGCCAAGGCTGCCGAATGTTTGCGGCCAGACGGGGCGCTATTTACATCGGTGCCGGCGCGGGAATGTCCGACAGATTATCGCATTGTGACGCCTCAAAATCTGATAGACTGGTACCAATCTACCGGGTTTGTGGTGGATGCCGTTGTGTTCGTCCCGGGCAGTTTGAATCAGCCTGGGTGTGTGTCGCAGGTGATCGCCGGGGGGCGGCTTCATGCCTGAAGATCGGATTGTGTTTATTGTCGGATCGCCACGATCCGGCACAACCTGGCTGCACAATATGATGTCGGACCATCCGCAGGTGGTCCCGTTGACGGCGCGGGATTTCGGATTCCCGGATCTGGTGCATGAGGAGGCCGGAGTCGATCAGCCCGTCAACGAAACCGGCGCGTTTCTGAACTATTCTCCGCAGCATATTAAGGCCGTGATTGAGCGCATGCGAAAGGCGCATCCTGGGAAATGGCTGGTGGAAAAAACACCGACACACGCCTTGCTGTTGGAACGCATTTTTCGTCTATACGAACAGGCGAAGATTGTCCATATCGAGCGGGATGTAAAAGCGACTCTGGCATCCTATGTGTGCCACTTACTCGCTCGCCGAGCGCTTTCGGCGGCGGACAACGGATGGTATTGGCAGCACGCCTCGAACATGATAGAGGCTATACACCGGGCGATGCGCGAGTACAAGCATGACCGCCGGGTCTATTGGATTGACTATGAGGAGTTGTGCCATCGACAAGAAGCGGTGTTAGCTGGCGTATGCTCGTTCTGTGGTATCTCCGTCGATGCCGTGCCCGCCATAGTAGCGCGCTGGCCGGCACGATGTGCGAATGACGCTACCGTGACGAACCTGACGACCCACCAGCGGGCCTTGTTGGATAAATATGCGCGGGGACTGAGGGAATATGAGTATTGTCCTGTGTGATCCGGTGTTGCAGTTTCATCGCAAGCATATTCCGCACTTGATGGAGTGGTACGCCGCGAACAAAGAAAAGCATCAACTAGTGCTGCACATGGAGTTTGGGCGGCCGTTGCAGAAAGTGCAGGGAAATGCGGTTCGGGTGGCTCATGAAATGAAGGCCAGCCACATATTGTTTACCGAACACGACCACTGGGGGTATCCTATAGACGGCCTCGACCGGTTGTTGCATCACGACAGGGACGTGATTGGGTTGAAAACGTACCAAAGGGCTTATCCGTTTTTGCCGATGTGCTGGAAGAAGATCAAGCCCGAGTTGTCGTTTTTGCAGAAAGAGCGCAATCTTCGGGCGTTTCACCCGACGCAGCCGGTGGAGGAAACCGACCTTATTACCTGGGCCTTTACGCTGGTAAAGACCAGTGTGTTCGAGCGATTCCAATCCAAAGGCCAAAATCCGTGGATCTGGGACGACTTTCCCACGGATAGCCATTTTTGCGAGTGCTGCGAGACGCTGGGGATTCCCCGATATGTGTGCTCGGAGGGCATTGTCTGCCACGGCGACGTAGCGCCCGAACATTTGGTGTACTGGCGCAGGATGTTTGAGACGATCCAGGCCGCCAGTAAGACGCCGCCAGGGATTGCCATGCCGCCGGGGGACGAGGACCACAACGACGGCGTGTTCTATCGCACGGAGGCGCAGGTAGCTCTCGATGCCGTGCGGGTGCATCAACAGCAGGTCATGGTAGCATGACGACGTATCCACAGGCGTATATTACCGCTCCATCGACGCGCATTGGATCTAACAGTCATGTGCGGGGGGTGGATGTAAGCCAGTTAGACGAATGGCTCGCTACAGCCGGATTAAAACGAAAATGGTATGTGACGCAGCCCAACAAGCCCGAGAATCCAGTGTATCATACTACCATATGCAAGGCGGTACGCCATGCGCGTTCTACTGACTAATCACAGTCTGCAATACGTAGGAGGCACGGAGAAATGGATCTACGGCATGGCCCAGGAACTCAGTCGGCTCGGACATGAGGTGGAGGTGTTCACCTTTCTCACGGGGCTGAGTTCGGAGCACATCGCGGAGCATGCCACCATTGTAGATGCTGTAAAGGGCCGGGAATACGACGTGAAGCTCATCAATCACAATACCTGTCAGGCGGTTGCCAGGGCGGCGAGCGGGTATACGATCTACACGTCACACGGACCCCGGCATCCACTTGAAATCCCTGGGACGGGAGCGGACGCCTACGTTGGAGTATCCAAAGAGGTGTGGGCCAAATATGCCATGATGGGGATCAATATGGAGGTGGTGACCAATGGCATAGACCTGGAGGCATTTGCCCCTGGAAGGCCCGTTGTAGGGCCTCCACGGGTGCTCTCTATGTGCAAGATCGGCCTGGCCGGAGCGATGGTAGAAGAGGCGTGCGCGGCGTTGGGCTGGAGATGCACGGGGGTAAACTATCTGAGCGCACCGATCTGGGATGTGGCCCCATTGATGCGCGAGGCGGACATTGTGGTCGGGTGCGGGCGGACGGCGATCGAGGGATTGGCGAGTGGGTGCCAGGTGCTGGTGTTTGACGCAAGGACCAACCGCAGCCCCCGCGCTGACGGGTGGATCAACGAACAGAATATCGAGCATCTCAGGCAGTGCAATTTCAGCACTAGATGCTATGGCATGGAATGGACGGTGGCCGACCTAAAACGGGCTTTGGTGCAGTACCCCGGGGCAGCCGAATGGCAACGGGAGTGGGCGGAAAGGCATGCCGACGTGCGGGAGAAAGTCCAGACGTATCTGGAGTTGGCCGAGGTGAGGGAACTGACAAGGGAGCTGGTGGCCGCATGACGGTGTATTGTCGTATTCCGCTGCCGGTTGGGGCTCTGGTGCCGGCTGAACTGGTGCGGTGGGTAGCATGGGCCAACAGGTATACGGATATGGATGTAGACTTGCACCAGAGCAACACGGGCATAGCGACGACCAGGAACCAGATTTGTGAGCGATTTCTGCACACGGATTGCAGTCATGTGTGGATGATAGATGGGGATGTGGTCTGTCCCAAGCGCGTGCTCGACGGCGCCTGGGACATTGCGAGCGGCGTGTACCATCACCTGTTGTGGGATAGCGAGTCGGGGGACCCTCCTGGGGTTGTCTGGTCGGCCTGGAGCGCCGATAAAGGCGGATATGCCCCGATGCTGACGCTGCCGGATCGCCCTATCAAGGTGGACGCGGTTGGCGCGGGCTGTCTGCGAATCAGCCGTCGTGCGCTCGAGGCCATTCCGCCGCCGTGGTTTGAGGACCAGTTTGAGACGGGCACCTTTCGTCTTACGCTCGGAGAGGATTTTGACTTCTGCGAAAAGGCGCGCCGGGCCGATATGGCGATATGGATTGAGCCGAAGTATCAGTGCCATCACATGAAGAATGTGTCGATGCTGCTGTTGGACGTGGGAGTAAAGGCGAATATTCTGGCGAGGGCCAGGAAGAACCAAAGGAGCAACTAATGGGCCGGCGACCGAAAGATTGGCAGGAGGGAAACATACCGGGGTTTGACGTTAGTGGGCAACCATTGACGGATACCGTGGAGATTGAAGAGAGCGGACCCGAGATCCCGGAAGATGAAAATCCGCTGGATCCGGCCGAACAACAGGCCGTGGCGGGTGATTTGCGCGCACAGCTCCTGGAGTTGCTAAAAGATCCGGAGATAGCGACCGAAGCTATTCGGGCCGCTTTGCAGACTAGGGAAGGACGGCAGGTGCTGTCCGGGGTGGTGTCACGGGAGAACAAGCCCACGAAGGGAAAATATACTCGCAATTATGCCAACGAACCGGCGTTGCGGGTCTATGGTGGCCTGGAGGTGGCGCATCCGCAGGGATATATTCCCTTGCCGCCGTCGTACATTGCGCGCTATCTGACGCCAACCGGCAATACGACGGATCACAAAGAGGAAGCCGCGAGGGACGACCAGGGGGAGCCAATCCGGACGGATATGTACAACTACTGGCTTGATATGCGGCAACGCGGCGAGCACATGGAAAGTGCCGTAAAGTCAGATATTTCCGCCGGGGTGTTTCGCGGTGGGAAAGATGACGGGGAGTTTGTTCCACAACGGGATGACCCGGGGTTACCGATATGACACTTGCAGCCGCTATCACAATGGTGTTGAATCGCGTTAATCTGTCCACTTCGAACACGGCTTACAGGGATCGGGCCAGGGACTATCTTTCGTTCGTGCTGGGTGAGGTCACTCCGAGTGTGCCGTGGTGGTGGCTCGATCGCATTACCACGTTCAATACGGTGGCAAGCACCAGAACGTATAAGCCTATCAGCGGCAACGTGGGCGCGTGGTATTCGTTTGTGGACGATACCAATGGGCGGCTGCTAAGCATCATAGGATCGGATGAAGTGGACGCTCTGGATCCTGAGCAAGACGATACCGGCACCGTAGAGGCCGTATGCCTGGAGGGTTTGGACGCTACGACTGGGTATCCCGTGATTGCCCTGTATCGGATTCCCAATGCGGTCATTTCCGTGAGGGTTCGGTACCGGATTGATCTCGGCGCGTTTGCGAGCACCCAGGACGGCAGCGAGCTGTTGACTCTCGGTGTTCCACGGGTCATTGAAAATGTGCTGATTCACGGCGCTACCGGGCTGTATTTGGAGGACGAGGGCGACGAAACGTTATCGGTTCGGGAGTTCGATAGACAGCAGCGATGCCTCGACGTGGCCCGACGACAGCAGTCGCAGGTGCAGGGGAACCGGCGGTATATTCCCCGCAGATCGTACGGAGAGGCCATTATTCTCCGTTTTGGAACAGATACGGTAACGGCACCATAAGGACCATACTATGGCATACGCACTCTCGACGCCTGGGGCAACCAAGCTTCCAGCAGTCCGGAAACGCAAAACCAGCGGTCTGTTGGGAACGGATGAGGCATTTGATCTGGCGTTGCAACAGCGCCAAATGCGGGCGACGGGGACGCCAACTACGCCAAAGCAAAACTTGGAGCAACAGCTGACGGGCTTTTACCAACAGCAGGTAGGGGCCGGCTTCAGCGGGTCGGACCCTGTTACGCAGGCCAATCTGCAGGAATATGACTGGCAGGCGCAGCAGGCACGCAAGCAGCAGGTCGAGGACTTGAACCGGTTTGGCGTCATCGGGGGGCAGGGGGTAAGCGCCGGCGCGACGGCCGATGTGCTGGGTACGTTTGACGCAGGGGTGTTGCGCGGCAGGTCGGGTGTGCTAGCGCAAGGGCAACAGAACCTTATGAGCCAAGTCCTTCCTCAAGCGCAGGGTCTGGCGCAATATCAGGGGACACAGGCCACCCAAAAGGAACAATTCGGTCAGACGCTCACGGAGCAGCAGCGTGAATTTAATCAGGCGCAACGGCTGGCAACCGAGCAGCTGTACGGAGGCACCGGAGGAGAGCGCATTTCGGCGAATACACTTGGCATCACCGGGGAGCAGCTGGGCACGTTTCCTGGTCAGTTCGCGGCCATTGACGCGATGAACAAGACGTTTCAAGAGGCATATGGCCGGCAGCCAAGCGTCACGGAACGGGAGGCATTGTTGCGCGGGGAGACGATCACCGTGCCGAAAAAAGAAACCCTGGCGGCGCAGCAATTCACCAGTTCGCAACAGGAGGCTGCACGACAGTTCAACGAGCAGCAGCGCGCACAGCAGACGGCGATGATGGGCACGACCGGGGGCACTGTCTCCCTGAAGGATTTGGGGTATAACGCCTCGACGCTGGCTTCTTCCTTCCCGACTATGTTTCAGGCCATTGATACGATCGGCGCGGAGTTTCAAAAGAGATTTGGGCGCGCTCCATCGGAAGCGGAAATCATCTCTCTCTTGCAGGGACAAAACGTCACCATACAGGGGCAACAGACCCTGGCGGCGCAGGGACAGGCACAGCAGTATGGGCTGCAACAGCAGCAGCTGGGCTTGCAACAGGCGGGGTTGTTTGGCGCCACCGGTGGCGCCATCACCCTGAAGGATTTGGGTTTCAATCCAGCGACTATTGCTTCCTCATTCCCGGACATGTTCCAGGCGATGGATGCCATCGGAACGGCGTTTCAACGGCAATTTGGGCGCACCCCGACGCAGCAGGAAAGTATCGCGTTATTGCAGGGCAGTCCGGTCAACATCACCGGTCAGCAGACGCTGGCGGCGCAGCAATTAGCCGAACAGAAGAGGGCAGCCACGGCGCAAGAATCCTTGGCGCAACAGCAATTATATGGGGGAGGGCCATACCAACCGACGCTGGCGGCCAGGGAATTGGAATTAGCCAGAGGGTTGGGCATGGGCAATCTTGATCTGGCAAAGGCTGAACTGCTCGGCCAGTATCAGGGGCAACAGACGTTGCAGGCCCGGAGTGTGGCGGATCAACTGGCGTTGCAGCAGGCCGGCGTCACGGGGGAGTATCAAGGCCAGCAGACTATCGCAACAAA